GCTTCGCGAACCTCATAGATTGCCGCGCCAAGGCTGCCGTTCGTCCACGGCCGCCCTTCGCTGTTGACCAGGAGCGTGTTGACGCCTTCCTGCCTGGGCAGCGCCCGCAAGCGATCGAGCAGCGCGCGCGTTTCTGCTAGCAGGGGCACAGCTGCGCGGCGGCGCTTGCCGCGACTGCGCTTCCGTGCAGTGCGGACGATCGCTTCGTCGCCCACTTCATCGAACGTCACCGCGATGAGATCGGCGCGGCGGAATCCGGTGAGGGTCGCCAGCTCAATCGCGTCGAATGCGCGCGGCCGGTTGACTTCCTTGCTCTCGGCGGTTGCCTTGAACCGTTCCAGATCCTCGGGCAGCCAGATAATCTCCGCGCGATCGGCGCCTTCATAGATCGCCGGTACGTCGGCCGCGACGTTGAGCTTGATCATCGCCCGCAGCTTGCACCAGCCAAGAAACTGATCGAGCGCGGTAACACCGATGTCGGCGATGCGCGGGGTGTCGGACCGCGAGTCACGCCAATCCATAACATTGGCCACCATGCGGTGATCATTCCAGAGGGCGAGCGGTAGCTTGCCCCATTTAGCTTCGATCAGATTCAACTGCTTGCCCCACAGCTCTTTCGTGGAGGGCTCAAGCTTCCGCCATTCCGGGCTGGCGCTCGCGGGATCGTCGGCCTTGCCCCGATACTTGCGAAGTGCCGCCAGCAGCGAGCCTGCCTCTGGCTCTCCCTCGCTCGCCATCAGCTCGGTGTAAGCCTTCAAGCCTTCCTTCGTGAGAGTGGGCTTCTTCGCGCCGTCAGTGATCTGAATGCGGGGGCCGCCCCGCCACGCATAGACGTACCAGCGGACGGGGCGGCTTTTCGTCGCCGCCGCCCGCACAAAGTGTAGGCCCTCGATCATTGCTCAGCCAATGCCGCATCGATCATGGACGTGAAAATCTCCGAAACGATCACTTCGGCGCCTGCCTCGAATGGGACCAGCTCAGGATGCTGGAGGAACGCTGCAACACCGACGGTTATAACTCGCTCATTCGGAGCATTTTCGTCGCGCATGGCGGTGAGAGCATTCCGAGCCTCGTTGCGATAGCGCTCCTGAATAGCGGGGTCCATCGCCTCCCATTCGCCCTGTACCAACGGATAGCCGATAGCGGGCGGCTGACTGCTGCGGGTCACATAGATCGCCTGCGCAATCCGCTCGATCATGTTGGCGCTCACAGCTTACCCTCTGCTTTAAGCTTGTCGTAGAGACTGCCGGTTTCGGTAGGCTTTGGCATGGCGCGGGCTTCCATGACGCGGATCGTGCCATCAGGGGACACCTCGAAGCCGGCCACGTCAAGTCCGAGCCCGCGCGCCGTCTCGACCGCGTGCCGGATTGCGACCTTGCCCGGATAGGCAGGCTTGGGGATGCGCGTCTGCGCGTTCACTGGCGATCGTATCCGAGGCGGTAGCGCAGCTTGAGGAAGTCGCTCGCGCCCATGCGGCCGGCGGCTTTGTCTTCATCCCGCCACTGCGCGATCAGGAAGTCGGCGTCGCGGCCGGCGCGCTTGCCCGTCACCTTGTCGCCGCGACTGCCGTTGCGGGTGACGCGTGCGGGCACGACGAAGGGCAGCAGCTGGAGGCCGCGCAAGCGCTGGCGCGTCTCCCACGCCTTCTTATGGATCGGCTTGCAGAAGATTTGGCGCGGGTGCGCCATGAAGAAGCGCTGATTGCATTCGGGGCAGCTGTGGCCCGAAAGAGGTAAAACGCGCTCAGGGGCCGTTTGTGCGGGTCCGCTGTCAGCGGACCTTAAGCGCTTGCGGCGGCGGATCATGCGGCCTCCGCAACCTTTCGCTTGGCCAGCTCAGCCAGCCGCATTTCGGCGTTGAGCACGTCCATCGGCCACCGTTCTGTGTGCCAATGAAGCGCCTGAGTGCACCACGCATATTCCTCAGCGGCGAGATAGATGCCAATCTCGCGGTGGGTCCAGCCTTGCCACCGACCGACGTAGGCCGTCTTGAGGGCCTGATAAGTCATGATGTCCTGCTCGAACGCGGCAAGCGCCATGTTGCCGAGCATTGCCGTTAAGGCGTCGGTGGCTTTACGAAGTTTGCCCATCGCCCGCTGGTGGACATAGGCGGTCGCCTGCCGCTTCTCGAAATCGGTAGCGGTTGCGTCGATCGGAGCGGCTGGGCGATCGGCCCGCAGATCCAGAACTCGTTGCCGATCGGCGACGATTGCGCGCATCACGCGCAAGCCGTCCTCGGCCGCGCGCGGCTCCATTTTGCCTTCCGCGACCCAAGAAGGATAGGCTGCCTCCCGATCGTGCAGCACGCCCACCGCCGTCTTGAGCAGCAGCTCATGATCGAACGCGTGAAAGGGGATGTCGCCGAACTTCATCATGCGGCGCGGCTCGCATCTTCGCGGAGCAATGCGCCCCACTGGCTCGCCATCGCAGCGGCGATGCCGGGGAAGAAGCGCGACCGCTCGCGGGCGCGGTTCGGGCCGGGCGGCATTCGGTGCACGCGTGACCAGGCACGATGATCGGCGGACCCTGCCACCGGCGGGGTAAGACGATCAGTAGCTACCAGCTCCGGCAGGTTGCGCAGATGCAGGCCGGTCGCCTTGAACTGCGGGTCACCGAACCACCAGGGCTGCACGATTTGCGGCGCGCGATAGTTCGCGATCCGCTCGCGGGCATAACGGTGCATGATGGGGTTCTCGGCCGCGACACGCGCGATCGGTGCGTTCCACAGCGCGGAGAAGAGCGCGGCGCCTTCGTCCAGCTCGCGCCAGATCTGTTCGCGCGACTTGCCCGGAGGCGGGACGTGAAGCCACCGCACGCCAGAGTTGGTCAGGCGCGTGCAGGGCGGGTGCGCCACAACAAGCAGATCCCAGCCGTCGCCTAGGTGATCGCGCACGTCGCCACGAATGTGCCGGTTGCTGCTGCGTTCGTCGGGCAGAAGGTCGCAGGACCAAGCGTCGAAGCCTTCGGTGAGGAAGGCATCGCGCACCGTGCCGCTGAATTCGCAGGCGACCAAGACGCGGGCGGTCATTGCGACTTAAACTTGGTAAAATGGGCCGCCATCGCTTCGGCGACTTTGTGTTCACCGATCGCCGCACTCAGGATTCGCGTCGCGAGTTTATCCATGGCGCGATCGAGGGCGCCTCGAACCCACCAACCGCCTACCAACCCTACGGCTGCTGCGATCGTGATGTAGATGGCGTTCACTCGACACCGCCTTTCGGGACTTGGGCATCCGGGCCTCGAAAAGCGCCATTGCGGCGGAGCCAGAGAAACAGTGCGATCAGGAAGGTGATGAAGAGGCAGCCGCCGGCGGCACCGATGATGAGGAAGGCTGTCATGCTGACGCCTTCGCTTCGAGGGCACGGCGATGCTCGTCCAGCCGCCATGCGACCTGATCGAACAGGCGAATTGCTTCCGACAGCGTTGCCGCCTGGATCAGCTCATCGATCTTGATGCTGCGATCGAGGTACGCCTTGCCGGCATCGATGGGCGCGGCTGCTGGCTTGCTGACCGGTGCGGGCGCAGCGGTGATGATAAGGGCCGCGTGCTCCGGTCGAGCGTTGGCGTTGAGCCATGCGAGCAGGCTGGGCTTGTCGGTCGGGACTTCGATTTGCTCGAAGTCCTTCCCGGCATCCGCCTGAGTGCCGGCCCATGTGCCGGCAACCGTGCGATAGAGACGCATCAGACGAGCAGCGTATGCTTTACGCCGTGCATATCGACGGCTTCACATGGGCGGCGAGAATATAGCGGTCGTTCGCTTGCAGGCGTGATCACATCGACGCCCACGATTTTTATCTCAGCCCCCGTCTCGGCGTTCTTGCCGTAGACCGTGATCCGCCCGCCGGCGCGCTTCGCCTTCCAATCAATCAGCGTGTGCATCGAGATTACTCCTTGCTGTGAGGTGGGGCCGGTCGGCCACACCCTGAGCGCGCGGCGTCGGGCACCGCGCGCTGGGGGTGTGGTCAGGCGGCTTTTGCGACGATGACGGCCGTGATCAGCAGCAGGATGTATCCAGCGATGATCGCGAGGATGGCGCGCTTCTGGCCGATCGTGAGCGTGCGGCGCGGGGCGGGTGCACCGATGACCTTGCGCGCAATCCAGCGCTGTTTCGCTCCGGCAAGATCGCCGCGCCGGAGCATGGCCGTCTCGACCACATCATAGTCGCGGCGCATCACGCGGCTTCCACCAGAGCGTCGATCACGAACCGCCAAAGTCGTTCGGCCGCGAGTTGGAACCGATCGAAGCCCTGATCGAAGGTATGGCCATGCTCGATCAGCGAGCAGGCGTGATAGCTGGTCTCTTCCTCCAGCTTGCGCATCAGCGTCACCACGATCCCGCTGTTCGGGGTTTCGTGATACTCGCCTGCGTGCATGTCGTACGAGCGGCCCGCGACGTAGGTTTCGTCGGGATGCGGTGTCACCGATGCCGAACCGGATACGTAGGACAGCCTGCCGCCTTCGGGCTGGCGCGGGCCGTCATGCGAAATCACGTCATGCGTGGACAGCGTTTCGCTGTGCGTGACATCGTACCGCCGGTTGATCTGCACCCCGACCAGCACGGTGGAGCGAAAGCTGAACCGGTGATTGTGGATCGCCGAATGCGCGAAGCAGGCGCGGCGGGGCAGATCGGGGTGCCAGACATGGAGGCGCTGATTGCCCTCCAGCTTGAGCTGGATGAAGCCCAGGCCATGAAGGCTGAGCTGCTCGCTCGTGGGCGTGAAATCGCGAGGAAGAACGCCCATCACGCGGCGCTCCGCAGCGGATTGAGCAGGGTCAGGTTGACGCATAGGCCCACCTGCGGCTGGTCGAAAGGAGCCTTGATCGGCAGGTTCTCCATGCGGATCTTGAAGGCGGTCCGAACCGACATGATGAAGTCGGCGTCGCTTGGCAGCGGATCGGCCGGGAATTCGGCCTCATGCCATGCGCCGAAGTCTTTCAGCAGATCGGCTGCAGGCGTGTAGCCGACGACTGTGTAGGCGCGCTGGCAGCGCAGCTCGATCCATTTGTTAACACGCTGGTCGAGCAATTCGCCGGTGGGCGCGATCAGCGGCGCGGAAGCCCGCACCTTGGGCGCCTGCGGCGCGCGGGACTTTTTGGCAGTGCGTGACATGATGGCCTCCGTTCGGAATGAACGGGGGCAAGCATATGCGGGCAATTGCCCGTGTCAACAAGAAATGCGGGCAGCTGCCCGCACCTACCTGCCCGCAAGCTCCTTCGGCGGAATCACCCGATGTATGCGGGCAACCCGTGTGCGCTCGATGTGGAAGCGCATCGGCGGGCTGAATTGCTCCAGCTCGAAGTGGGTCGCGGTGCGGCCAACAAGCCGCTTAACGAGCGCGGAGACGACCTCATCGCTGGACTGGTCGCGGATCTGGACGACGACATAATCGCCAATCGCCGCCTGCCTGCGGGTGCTGATGTAGATGGGGTCGCCATCGTCGTAGCGTGGGGCCATGGAGTTGCCGACGACAGTCAGCACATAGGCGTCACGATCGCCGGCAATGCCGGGGAGGCGGCGAACGCGGTCGATCACGTCCGTGAGTTCAATGATTGTACGCTCTACTTCAAACACTTCGTCACCGTCTTGGATTTGCAAATCCGCGCCCAGCGCCGTGCCATAAACAGGAACGTCCATCGGCAAGCGGTCGAGCGAAGGGCTTGCGTCAGCCTCCTCCGCGCTAACCGAAGAGGCCGTCTGCCCGAGCAGAAATTCTACTGATGTACCCAACGTAACAGCGAGCGCCTGGATGCGATCGCCGCTGGGCATGCGGCCGCGTTTCATGTCGCGGATCAAATCTGGTTTGCCGCTCGCGTCGATGGACGCCTCGCGCTCGGTCAGTCGTCGCTGGATGGCGAGTTCGGCCGCTCGCGCGGCGATTTCCCTCGGGTCTGCCTTCATGCGGGAATTATCCCGCAAATCGCCCGCATCCGGTTGCGGGAAATTGCCCGTTGACATTGGCGGGCAATTGCCCGCATCTTGCCCGCACTTGAACACGGAGCGACCGGTGACTTTAATCGAGCGGCTGTTGAGACTTGGGACGTTGTGGGCGGATGCCTCCAATCGTTCCACGGCAACTTTGGCGACGATCGTCGTCAATGACGGAAAGCTGTTCGAGCGCCTCGAAGCCGGTAAGACCTGCACCATCGACACTTTCGAGCGTTTCCTCTCCTTCCTGGGCAACCCTGCCAACTGGCCCGTTGCCAGCGGCATTTCCGCCGAAGCTGCCGAACTGCTCGCCAGCGTGCGGATGGATGCTGCATCGGATCACCCGAACATCATTACGGCAGCAGATGGCTCGGCTACAGGCGGAAAATTCGACGAAATTTCCGCCCTCGGTTCACGCGCCGCGCTTGCTAAGGAAATGCTCGGCCATGGGGTGACCGCCTGATGTCGGCGCGTCGTACGGTCAAGAATACGGCTGAGGATCAACAGCTCAAGGCCGTTACGCGCAAGCTTATCGCGGGCGTCGGCGGTGTTGAGGCTGCCGAAACCTATTGCCGCGTCGGCAAATCGCAGCTGTCAGACTATGCCCGACCGGACACCGATGCGTTCATGCCGGTGGATGTCCTCAAGGATCTTGAGGCCGTAGCACATGGGATACCCTGCTTTCCGCCCGTGACGCGCTTCCTCGCACGGGTGCAAGGCTTCGCGCTCGTGAAACTACCCGACGCGGCGGTGACCAGCGGCGAAGTGCACCTGCAGCTCGCCGAGCTGGCCAAGGAAAGCAATGACGTCATCACCGAAACGCTGCGGGCGCTTGCTGATGGCGTCATCACCAAGCTGGAGGCGCGCAGCCTGATGGTCGCCTGTCTGCATGGAGCCGAGCGCTTCATGCAATTCCAAGCGCTCCTCGAACAGCTCTCGGCCGAGCCCTGATGTTCATGGGGGGGCACACAGCAATGGCAACGATCGCAGCGCCGCCGGCGGTGGTGCTGGAAAGCTGGGCGCTATCGCCTGATGCGATACGCGCCTGGGCGGAAACGGCCGCGCCGGGTTCCGAATTGATCTACGCGCGCGACTATCGGCTTGGCGCGAAGTCGCCGGCGGGCGAGTTGGTGCGGCGTCTGCACCGCGCCGGCCTGGTTATCATGGCGCAGCGCGGCAATGCGGGGCAGGTCAAGGCCTATATCGTCCGGCGGCTGAGCACGCCGATCCTGCGCACGCCCAAGGCTAAGCAACCGACGCTCGACGGCGACATGGCGCGGGTTTTGCGCGTGATCCGCCGCTGCATCCGCGCCGGCAAGCCGTGTCCACCGAACCGCCAGCTGGCGAAAGAGGCCGGCGTCCAGAACCCGAGCTATGCGCTGCAAAAGTTGGTCGCGGCCAAGGTGATCACGAACACGATCGTGAACCCCAAGGAGGGCGCTCGCGTGATCGTGATCATGGCGACCGGCGAAGCGACGGCCATGCCGGGAGGGCGGGGCTGATGCTGTGTTTCGACTGTCCTCATTTGAGTGCCGACCGCATGCCGAAGGCCTGGCAGCCGCGCCCGACTTGTTGCGGCGATGAGCGTCATGCGGAGGTGTCCACCCAAGCGCTAGCAGGGGGCAATCGCGCCGCCCGTCGCGCTGCCGCGAGCGCCAAGGGGCGGCGCGGCTGATGGCAACGCATGCTGAAATCGAGCGGCGCGGTGCACTGGCGGAACGCCAGCGCGTGATCGCGCACGTCAAAGCCCGCGCCGATCGGCTCGAACGGGGCAAGCCCTCTGACGATCGCAAGCTGCTGGCACGCCGCCTGCGCGTGCTCGCCGGCGACCTGGGCCAAGGGCTGCACGAGGGGGAGGGCGACCATGCCTGAGCGTATTCAACTCAGCCGCGCCAAGGGTTGGCGAATGCCGGTGAACACGGTGAAAGTCGATCGCGCGACGCGTTGGGGAAACCCGTACAACGCAACGTCACTCTTCCAGCCGTTCATGATGCGCGGCTTGCCAGCTCCCTGCATCCCATGGCGCACCCCTCCCAGCCTTGATCGGTGTCTCGATCTCTTCCTCGCTCATCTGAGGGCGATGATGATGGTCAATCCTGATTTTCTCGAACCGCTGCGCGGCAAGAACCTCGGCTGCTGGTGCAAGGTCGGCGAACCCTGTCATGGCGATATTCTGCTCCGTCTTGCGAATGAGATGCCCGCATGAAGGCACTGACGATTTGGCAGCCTTGGGCGACGCTTATCATGGTCGGCGCGAAACCGTTCGAGTTTCGGGGTTGGCCGGCGCCCGCTTGGCTCATTGGCGAGGAAATGGCGATCCACGCCGGCGCCCGCAAAATGAAAGCCGAGGAAATCGAGGATCTGATCGAGCGTCTGAACGACGGTCGCGACGCTTGGACCACCGGTCTCTTCAAAGACAAGGCGATGCCTGTTCTCGAACGGGCGCTTCGGCAGGCGACTGAGAAGCGTCCGAAGGCCGCTGTTGTAAGCGACCTATTTGGCGCTGCCTTACCGGCCGACCTGCCGCCGCTCGAATATGAGTCGCTTCCTTACTCGGCAGGCTTGGGAGTCGTGCGCATTGGGCAGCCGATCAACGGCAACGATACCGCCGCGACCTTCGGCCATCGCATCAATGACAGCGATCGGATGAAGCACAGCAATTGGGGCTGGCCGATGCTTGACGTTCGGCCGTTCGACCAGCCCTTCGCAATCGCCGGCGCTCAGGGGTTATGGGATTGGCCGGACGCTGAAAGGATGGCCGGCTGATGGGTTTCCCCACCTGGCCCGAAGGCTATGTCGCGCAGCCCGAACCAATCGACCGCGACGCGTTCGAGTATCGCCGCCGGCAGCGCGCGATGTCCGCCGCCGCCGGCCGGATAGGGCGCACGGCCTCCTCGCTCCGCGATGGTGCCAACCTGTTTTTTTCGCAGCGGGAGGTTCGTGAAAGCGGCGCCGCTTTGGCGCGCGTCACACAGCCGGCCCTTCGTGCTCAGCTGCATCTGCAGCGGAAGGGATATTCGGTCTATTCGGCCAGCGTCATCGCCCACGGCCTGCGCGGCTGGATCGTCGGCACGCGATCGACGCCCATGAGCGATTTCGACCTGATTGCCCTCGCCGTCGCGAAGGGAATGAAGGAATGAGGGCGCAAAACCGCTCCACCGCCGTAATGCAGCGTCGGGTCGAGGCGCATGACAGCCTTGACGATTTTCCCACGCCGCCATGGGCTACGCGAGCCTTGTGCGAGTTCATAGCGGGGCTGGGGTTCGACCTGGCATCGTCCGACTGCCGCGAGCCGTGCGCGAACCGGGGGCATATGGTCGAACCGCTGCGCGAGGTGTTCGGCGGCGTCATTGCCAGTGATGTCTTCGACTATGGCGCCGGGTTCCCGGTGCGCGACTATCTTTTCGGTCCCGACGCGCATCTTGATTCCACGGACTGGACGTTCCTCAATCCGCCGTTCCGATTGGCGCAGGAGTTTATCGAGCGCGCTCTACGCCTGAGCCGGGTCGGCGTGGTGGTTATCGCCAGATCCGCTTTTGCCGAGGGACAGGGGCGCGTCGAAGATCTGTTCATCCCGTACGCGCCGAGCTTTGAGCTGCAATTCAGCGAGCGCGTCTGCATGCTAAAGGGCCGCCTGATCAGGGTCGGCGCGATCGACCCCTTCGCGGAGGTGCCCGGCAGAAAGGCATCCTCCGCCACCGCCTATAGCGCGTTCGTCTGGCTCAAGCGCGACCCCGTGCCGGCCGACACGCGCAAACGCTGGATAGCACCCTGCCGGAAGCGGCTCGAACGGGATTCCGATTATCCAAATTATGAGGTGGCGGCATGAAATCCCGCCATCACCGTCCAGGCGCCGCCACGCGCGAATTCGACTGGATATATCGCGGTCCCGCGCCGGACCAACAGCGGGTGACCCGCGACCCGTGCGTGCGCTGCGGCGTGCGCGCCGATGTCGGCTGCGCCCACCAACCCAAAACACAGCAAACCGAGAGGGCAGCATGAGCGGCAGCGTCAACAAGGTAATCATTGTCGGCCACCTGGGCCGTGATCCGGAAAGTCGCTCGTTCCAGAACGGCGGCAAGGTGGTGAACATGCGGGTTGCCACGTCCGAGACGTGGAAGGATCGCAACAGCGGCGAGCGCAAGGAGCGCACCGAATGGCATTCGGTGGCGATCCTGAGCGAAGGACTGGCCAACGTCGCGGAGCGCTATCTGCGCAAGGGCAGCAAGGTCTATCTTGAAGGGGCGCTGCGCACCCGCAAGTGGCAGGATCAAAGCGGCGCCGACCGCTACTCGACCGAAGTCGTACTGAACGGCTTTCAGGCCCAGCTCGTGCTGCTCGATCGAAACGGCGGTGAGGCCGGCAGCGGCGGCAATGACGACATGTCCGGACAGGATTCCGGTTTCGGCGGAGGCGGCAGCGGGGGCGGGCGTCCCGCCGCCTTCGAAAGCGATCTGGACGACGACGTGCCCTTCTAAGGAATCGCAGCGGCGCGGCCCCCAAGCGCGCCGGGAAGCCCTCGCTGGCAGGCCGAGGGGCGAACGCCTGCCACCTTCTCTTTCCGGGACAAGTAATTGAGCACCGCAGCCCCCTTGCCGTCGCCTCTTGGACAGGCGGCGCTCCAATACGCACGCCGTGGATGGCGCGTGTTCCCCTGCCGGGAGCGCGATGACAGTTACGTCAATGGCAAGGGCGAGACGGTCAAGCTCAAGGCCAAGGCGCCCTATACAGGCAACGGCAAAGACAACGCGACGACCGACGAAGCCACGATCCGGGGTTGGTGGAAGCGCTGGCCGAACGCAATGATTGCCCTAGCGATGGGCGCCGATGGCCTGTTCGTGATCGATTTCGATCCGCGCATGGACAATGATACGGGCGAAGTCTGGACGCTCGAACGGCTCAAGGGCGAGCTGGAGGAATTGGTCGGCGGGGAAATCCCGTCGAGCCTCGCGGTGGTCACGCCATCATCCGGCGTCCACGTCTATCTGCAGCAGCCAAAAGACGATCGGCCGCGCCTCAAAAACCGCGTCGGCACCAAGAAGAGCAAGCATCTGCCGCAGCACGTCGATGTGCGCGCCGCCGGGGGCTATGTGATCCTGCCGCCAAGTCATTGCGAGGGGGGTGAGTCCGCATCCGAGGGGCATTACCGTTGGCTGCGCGGCAAGAGCGATACACCGGTGACGATCGCGCCTGATGCGCTGGTCGATTTGCTGCTGAAAAAGAACGACGATGCGCCCGCGCCCCGACCCGCGCCGGCGGGCGATCGTGGCGACCCTTCCACGCCTCCGCCGTCCCGGCCGCGCGTCGCCGGCGAAGATCCGGCGCGCGAAGCGATCGAGCGCTACGGTTGGCGTGCGCTGCAGGGAGAGTGCAAGGCGATCCGCGAGGCGCAGTCAGGCGCCCGCAATGCGCAGCTCAACGAAAGCGCGCTCAAGATCGCGTCGCTGACATGCTCGACGCCATATCCCGCGCTCGATGAATCGGCCGCGCGCGCCGCGATCGAGAGTGCCGCGCGCTCCAATCCGGGCCGCGACGATGACTCGCAGCTGATCGCTACGATCAACTCCGGCTGGTCCGCCGGACTAAACAGCGCACGCGATCTCGCAGAGATTGCGGCTTCCGCTCGCGATCGTGCTTCCCGCCGGCCGACGAACGGTTCCGCGCCGCGGTATCCTTCCGGGGCCGCTTCGCCGCGCCCCGCACCCGGACCCGCCCCGGTTGGAGGATCAAAGGAAAGCTTCCAAACCGGAACGGTGGAAGGCCCTCCAATGTCGGAGGGGGGGATGGCGCGGCAGCGGACGGTCTCTCAAAAGTGGCTGGAGCGGCGGCTAGCCAAGGTCGAGCGCACGCCAAAGGCCTTGACCGGGCTGGCTTATGCGATTGGCCGCAGGATCGGCGGCGACCTTCTGGATGAGTGGGACGCCAAGGAAAAGCTGTGGTCAGTTTATGAGCTGGTCGATGGCATTGCGCATGACGACATCGATCGCGCGATAAGCGACGGCATTGCGGCCGGGTTCGATTTCGGGCCGGCGCAGCTGATGGAAAAGTGCGTCGGCTATCCCATGACGGATTTCGGGATCGCCGAGCGATTCCGCGACCGCTTCGGCGCGAATTATCGCTTCACGACCGCCAAGGGCTGGCTGGGCTGGGATGAGCGGCGCTGGAAAGAGCTGGATCAGGAAAAGGACACGCCGCCGGCTGAAGTGATCACCGCCGTCTTCGAAACGGTGCGCGCCATACAGGATGAAGCGCGGTATATGGCCGAAACCGGAATCCGGTTCGATACGGGCGATAATGAGCTGGCGCTTGATCAGGAATTCCCGCACGGGCTCAACCGGCTAATACCAAAGGGCAAAACCTTTGTGGAGCTGTCCGGCATCCTGGCGCATTGGGGCCGGCAGTCGGAAAGCGCCGGCAAGCCCGCCTCGATCGCCATGCTCGCCCGCCGGTGGCTGACGGTGCCGATCGAGAGTTTCGACCTAGATCCGCTGGCGGTGAACGTGCTGAACGGCACGCTGCGGTTCGCGCGGGAGGAACTGCCGGACGGCAAGCGCTCTGCCAGCGTCACGCTCTGCGCTCATCGGCGCGAGGATTATCTGACCAAGCTGGCGCCGGTCGAATATGATGGGGAGGCGAAGGCGCCGCTCTACGACGCCATGCTTGAGTGGGCGCAGCCTGATAGCAAGATGCGGCGCTATGTGCATCAGGTTGGCGGCTATGGCTGCACCGGCCTTACGGGCGAGCATAAGCTATGGTTCAACTATGGGCGCGGCCGAAACGGCAAATCGACCACGATCGATGCCTGGTGCCATTCGTTGGGCGACTATAGCGGAACGACACTGATCGAGACGTTCCTCGACCAGGGTATCAAGAAACGCGGGGACCAGGCTTCGCCGGATCTGGCGCGGCTTGGTGGCGTGCGCATGCTGCGCGCGTCCGAGCCGGAGCGTGGCGCGAAGCTCAATGCCGCGCTGATCAAGTTTGTGACGGGTGGCGAGCCGGTGCCGACGCGTGCCCTGCATCGCGGCTTCTTCGACATGCTGCCTCAATTCAAGCTGCTGATGAGCGGCAACTCCAAGCCCGATATTCCCGATACGGACGAGGGGATCTGGAGCCGGATGAAGCTGATCAGCTGGAAAAAGAACATCGATCTGGAATTCGATGAGCATGGCCGCCCGAAAAAGGACCCGGAACTGCTCAACAAGATCAAGGCGCGCGAGGCGGCCGGCGTGTTCAACCGGTTGGTCAAAGGCCTACTCGATTACCTCGAAAACGGGCTGGTCGAGCCGGAAGAGGTCACTGCGGCAACACAGGCCTATCGCGACGCGAGCGACCCTCTGGCGCGCTTCCTGCGGCTGTGCACGCAACCCGATCCCGCAAGCCGCATCCAATCGTCACGGCTGCACGATGTGTTCGTGGCCTGGTGCAAGGCTGCCGGCGAGCGCGAATGGTCCAACAAGGGGCTGGCGAAGGCGCTGGCGGACAAGGGCTACGAAAAGAAGGCCTCTGACGGGATGCAGTGGCTCGGGCTCAAGCTGATCAAGGATGTCGGCGATTTCGTCGATCGCGAGGGAAATGTGATTTCGCTGCCCGACGATGACGATCCGCCGGAGCGCCGCGCCGCTTCGCAATGGGACGAAGACGACCTTCCGCCATGATGCAGATGGCAAGCCAACCTTCCGGCTTGGAAGGATGCCGGAAGGTTTTCGGAAGGGAAAAAGGGCGGATTTCTGCGCCCTCGGAAGGTTCGGAAGGGTTCGCGCGATATTGCCAACACATGTGCGGGTGCGGGCGTGCGCGTGAAAGTGAATACAATGCGAAAGCTTCCTAAGCTTCCAAACCTTCCGGATCAAAAGCTAAGTGATTGTTATTGAGGGAGTTGGGTTATGGGTTGGGCGGAAGGATATGGCCAAAAACCGGAAGGATTGGATGCGAACCGGAAGGATGCCGACTTCTGGACGCCTGACTTCGTTGAGGGGCGCCTGATCGAGGCTATCGCCTTCCTGGATCGCGTCGTGCCGAGCGGGCGCAATCCGTACGCGACAGACGGGCCATGGTCGAAGATTGTCCGCCATCGCTGGATCGTCGTCGATCCGAGTGGCGAAGTGCCGGACTATATCGACGTGGAAGATCGCCGCGATCGGCTGTCGCGCGATCGGGGCGGTTTGAACGTCGCCCAATATGAGCGGATGTCGGAAGCGCTTGAGTGGGCGATGCTCGTGCAGGATCGCAAGGGTAGGCTGCGCCCGCTGCTGGGCGTTGTGCTTCAGCAAAAACAGCACCACGGCAATCAGGTCGATTGGGCGGAGGTGAAGCGGCGGCTGCGGTCGAAAGATACGCACGATTGTCTGCGCGTTGCCTACACCCGCGCGCTGAGCGCGATTGCCGTCAAGCTGAATGCCAAAGGCCTTCCATTAAATATCTGATCGTGAACCCTAAAGCGCCACCAAGCCCTAAAATCAGCACGTCGGCAAATTTCATATGTTCGTTTTAGGGGTCAGTATCCGTTAGTTCTTGTCACGCTGGGGCAAAGCTTCGTGCAGCGGTCCAGCAATGCCTTTCAGGCATCCTCTCCTATCCTTGCGACGCTCGCTGAACCGGATCGCCATCCTAGCCCGCGAGCGTCGCCTTTTCCGGAAACATGATGGGTCGGCTGCGCGCATTGGGATCGCCGCTTACGGCGCTGCGCCCGTCGATCGCATACCTGCCGCAGGGCGAGCGCGAGCGCGACAAGGCGCGCGCCGCGATCGAGTGGCGCGGTTGGTATAAGCTCGCGGAGTGGGCGCGCCTTCGGCTCGCCTGCTTCAAGCGCGACAGGTTCACATGCCAAATGTGCGGCAAGGTCAGCGGCCGGGGAATGGTGGCTGATCATCGCCGCCCGCATCGCGGTGATCGCGCGCTCTTCTTCGACCTGAACAACCTTCAGACGCTGTGCAAGTCACCTTGCCATGACAGCCTGAAGCAACGTGAGGAGCGGTCGCAGCGGCTCTGACGAAGGGGGGTGGGTCGATCTCTGCGACCCCCGCCCGCCGGGGACCCGCATTGGCCCCACGCAGGGATTTTTTCTGTGGCAGACGATTTTTCGCGCGGCGTCGATCTGTTCGGCGACCCCATTCCGCTGCATCGCGGCAAGGCTGGCAGGCCCCCGCACGAGTGGACCTTGGAAAATTCGAACAAGATCAACCTCTTGTTCGCTATGGGATCGACGCCGGAAGATGCCGCGCTTGCGATCGGCGTCACCATGCCGACGTTTCGGAAGCATTATTTTTCCGAGCTGGCGCAATGGAAGCAGGCGCGCCTGCGCCTGAAAGCCAAGCAGCTGCAGCTGCTCGCGGCGGCTGCAGCCACCGGTAAGGTCGCCGCGATCAAGGAAATGTTCGCGCAGATCGACAAGGCAGGCCTGGTCGATCTGTCCAACAAGGCCGCGAACCGAGGGCAGGCGGCGAGCCGTCAGACCGAGGAACGCGAACGCCAGCCGCGCAAGGGCAAGAAGGAAGAGCGTAGCGAGGCGGCGCATGCTGTCACCGGCATGTTCGCACCGCCGCCGTCGCCCAGGCTGGTTAACTGATGCCGGCGGCGCCTCCGGTGCTGCCGGGAATTCCGGGCGCACCTATATGGACCACGGCCTGCCCGGACTGGGAAGAGCGGATCGTTCAGCGTCGTTCGCTGGTCCCGTTTGATCCGCTCTTCCCGGACGAAGCCGCTGCGGCGCTGGCGGTGTTCAAGTCGCTCCGCATCGTGGACGTGCCTGGGCAGCCGACCTTCGGCGAGTGCTGCGAACCCTTTGTGTTCGATTTCGTCGCCGCGATCTTCGGCGCCTATGACGCGGAATCGGGCCGCCGCCTGATCCGCGAATTCCTGCTGCTCATCAGCAAGAAGAATTCGAAATCGACCATAGCGGCCGGGATCCTGATCACGGCGCTAGTCCGCAATTGGCGGCACGCCGCCGAACTGCTGGTGCTGGCGCCGACCAAGGAAGTCGCCAACAACGTTTTTGTCCCGGCGGCTGCCATGGTCCGGCTCGACTCCGAGCTTGATCAGCTGCTGCACGTCGTTGAAAATCAGCGGCTCATCAAGCACCGGGTCACGCAGGCCGAAGCCAAGGTGGTCGCGGCCGACACAGACATCGTGTCGGGCAAGAAGGCCGCCTTCATCCTTGTTGAAGAGCTGTGGCTGTTCGGCAAACGCGTCAACGCCGCCGCGATGCTGATGGAAGCGACAGGCGGGATGGTATCCCGGCCGGAAGGCTTCGTCGTCTTCCTGACGACGCACAGCGATGAACCACCCGCCGGGGTGTACAAGGATAAGCTGGAGCTATTTCGCGACATCCGCGACGGCGTGATCGTCGATAACAGCAAGTTCGGCATGCTCTACGAGTGGCCGGGGGCGATGCTGGATGCCGAAAGTTACCTGGACCCGGCCTTCTTTTACGTCACGAACCCGAACATTGGCCGATCGGTCGATGCGCAGTGGCTCGCAGATAAGCTGGTCGAGGCCCAGCGTGGCGGTGGCGAAGGCATTCAGGTGTTTCTCGCGAAGCACCTCAACGTGGAAATCGGCCTCAAGCTGCGGCGCGACCGCTGGCCTGGCGCTGATTTCTGGCCCGAGGCGCACGATCCGACCTTCGTCAGCTTCGATGACCTGCTGGTGCGCTGCGATACGATCGTGTTCGGCGGCGACGGCGGTGGATCTGACGACTTGTTCGGCCTGGGCGCGATCGGGCGTGATCGCGATACGCGGGAATGGCTGATTTGGGCGCACGCATGGGCGCACCCGATCGTGCTGGAGCGGCGCAAGAGCGAGGCCTCTGTGCTTCGCGATTTCGAAAGAGAAGGTTCGCTGACAATCTGTCAGGACCCGACCGACGATATTCGCGGCGCCGCCGATTATATCGAGCGCGCCGGCAACGCAGGGCTGCTGCCGTCCGAAGCCGCGATCGGGCTCGACGCCTTTGGCGTGAGTGCCTTTGTCGATGAGCTTTCCTATCGGGGCTTCGATGCGGGGCCGGGTGGTCAGGTCATCGCGATCCCGCAGGGCTACCGCCTGAATTCGGCGATCATCGGCCTCGAACGAAAATTGATGGACGGAACCGCGAAGCACGCCGGTCAGGCGATGCTGGCGTGGTGCGTCGGCAACGCCAAGGTCGAGCAGCGTGGCAACGCGGTGCTGGTCACCAAACAGGCCGCCGGCAAAGCGAAAATCGATCCGCTTGTCGCGATTTTTAACGCGGTGATCCTGATGAGCCGCAACCCGGCCGCAGCGCCGAATTATGAATATACGGGGATTTGAACCATGGGCGTTGCCAGCAGGGTCGGCGCCGCGTGGGCGGCGCTACGGGGACGCGCGTCGGACGGGGCGATAGTCGCCGGCACCGATGGTCTGAACGACATTGAAGGATCGACTTTCGTCAACATCCTTGGTGGTGGTGTTCGCGGAGTCAGCATCGGCGAAGCCGAAGCGATGTCGCTCCCGGCATTCCTGCGCGGGCTCGAAGTCATGTGCGGCATCTTCGCGTCCGCGCCACTAATCTACTATCGCAAGCTCGACGACGGCGGGAAGGAGCCCGCGACCGACCAGCCGCTCTACGACATGTTCTGCGAGAGGCCGAACGACTGGCAGAGCCCGTTCCTGTTCAAGGAGCTGCTGCTGGGCGATCTGCTGCTGCGCCGCAAGTTCGCCTCCTTCATTCATCGGGATGAGCTTTACCGCCCGATCGCGCTGTCGAGGCTGCCCTACGCCATCCAGCCGCAATATCACTGGGACCGTAAGGACGGCATGACGCTGTTCTACGATGCTCAGTTGCCGGATGGCTCCTATGATCGGCTGACCAGCAACGACCTTTGGTATGTGCCCGGTTTCAGCCGCGACGGCTTCATCGGAATCGACCGGCTCAAGCTGGTCGAGGACACGATTTGCGGCGCGGCCGAGACGATGCGTTTCGCCGCCCGTTTTTGGGGCAACAACGCCCAGCCATCCACGATCCTGACCACGAAGGGTAAGGTCAGCCAGACGGATAAGGACAAGATCAAGTCCGACTGGCGGACCCGCTTCGGCGGCGCGCGCAACGCCGGCGGCGTCGCGGTGCTGGATCAGGAAATGGACGCGAAGTTCCTGTCGCACGACAATAAGGCCTCGCAATATGTCGAGGTCCGGACCTTCACGGTTATCGAGATTGCCCGAATTCTCGGCGTTCCGCCGCACATCGTGTTCGAACTGAGCAAGGCGACGTTCAGCAATATTGAACAGCAGAGCCTTGAGCTGATCCTTTACCACATGACGCCGCACTTTGAGCGCGTGGCATCGGCGGCGACGCATCAGTTCGCGGAGAAGGGCTACTTCTTTGCTTTCGATGCGGACGCCTATCTGATGGGCGATCTGATCAGCCGATACACGGCTTACGGCATCGCGATCGACAAGGGCATGTTCAACCCCAACGAAGCGCGCGCCAAGGAAAACATGAACGCGCGCCCAGGCGGCGACGAATTCCGCATCGGTTCCGGCTCAACCGTCGAGGGCGATACGTCGCCCAGGCCACCCGCAAACCGCGCTCCGGCGCCTTCTCCGCAAGAGGAAGAAGAATGAACGAGCATATTCTCGGCGCGATTCGTTCGCAGCCGTGGGCAATCCTGCCCGAATATCTCGAAGCAATCGAGGCGGTGGCGCTCCGCATGATGGAGCACCCGGCGCTGCTCGCGGTCGAGCGCGACGGCCATATTGAACGGCAGGCCGAGGCGACAGCGCGGATGGGCGAGCGCGCTCCTAGCACTCGCACCGCCAGCATGCGGGACGGCATCGGTATCCTACCCGTGCTCGGCCCCATCTTTCCACGATCGAACC